GGGCAGTTTTACAACAAGTAATTGATAGAGGTTATCAAAACACTTTTTATATGAGTAAAGATTTAAAATATGTAGATACTGAAAATCAATTAACAAACAAATACAGAGCACAAGATAGAGGATTAACAGCAGGATTTAGTACAACATCCAAGACAAGACCACTTATCATTTCTAAATTAGAACAGTATGTTAGAGAAAAATCTGTAATAATACGTTCACAGAGAACAATAGATGAATTGTTTACATTTATATGGAATGGTAACAGAGCAGAGGCAATGAGAGGTTATAATGATGATTTAACAATGTCATTATCAATCGGATTGTGGGTTAGAGATACTGCTCTTAGATTAAGACAAGAAGGAATTGATTTAACAAAACAAGCATTGGGTGGAATTGGAGCACACTCTTTAGATGTGGCAGGAATGGGATTCGGTGGCAATACTTCTATGGATGAAAATCCTTGGAAAATGAGGGTTGGGGATACTAATGAGGATTTAACTTGGTTAATTAAATAACTCTATATTTATATAATAAGGAGAATAAAACATATGATATCATTAAAAAATTTACTTAAAGAAGAGATACACACAGAAGAATATACGGTGGAAAATTACCACGATATAAAAGAATTTTGTGAATTCATGAAAGAATATAAATCTGATATGAATGAGGCTGAATACCAAGGTAGAACAGTTAAACTTGGAAAACCGATGCAAGGTGATGTTAAAAAATTTAAGGTATATGTCAAAAACCCACAAGGTAACGTTGTAAAAGTTAACTTTGGACATGGAGGAAGTTCAGCAAAAAAATCAGGAGAAAAAACAATGTCAATTCGAAAGAATAATCCAGATGCAAGAAAAGCATTTAGAGCTAGACACAATTGTGATTCACCAGGACCAAGACACAAAGCAAGATATTGGTCTTGTAGAAAATGGTAAAACAAAAACAAATAAAGGTTATAAATTTAAATTAGGAACAAAATGGCAGATACTTCATTTTTTGGTAGATTAACAAAACTCTTCAGAGCTCAAGCAGTTGTTACTGTTGATAAAGATGGTAAGAGAAGAGTAGTTGATACTGATGAAAGACAACAAACAAATTTATCTTCTCTAAGAGATAGATATACAAAAATTCAAAAATCTTTCTTTGAACAATCCGGTGGTGCTCAATCAATGGCATACCAACAAGTTCGTAGAGAAGTTTTTAGAGATTTTGATGCAATGGATAATGACCCAATACTTGCATCAGCTCTTGATATATACGCAGATGAATCAACACTTAAAAATGAATTCGGAGATACTTTAGGAATTGTATCAGATAATCAACAAGTACAAGAAATATTAAGAAACTTATTTTATGATGTTCTTAATATTGAATTCAACTTATGGCCATGGGTAAGAAATATGTGTAAGTATGGAGATTTCTTCTTAGGTCTAGAAATCGCTGAAGGTAAAGGTATTGTTAACGTAACACCTCATTCAGTTTACAACACAGAAAGATTAGAAAGAACAGACCCACAAAATCCAAACTCAGTAAAGTTTAAAATTACTGAGGACCCGAATGGTAAAGAAGAATATGAAAATTTTGAAGTTGCTCACTTTAGATTATTAGCAGATACAAACTGGTTACCATATGGTAAATCAATGATTGAAAATGCTAGAAGATTGTGGAAACAATTATCTCTTATGGAAGATGCTATGTTGATTCACAGAATCATGAGAGCACCAGAAAAAAGAGTATTCAAAGTTGATATAGGAAATATCCCTCCAACAGAGGTTGATAACTATATGCAGAGAATCATCAATAAAATGAAGAAAGTTCCTTTCGTTGATAGAAATACTGGTGATTACAACTTAAAGTACAATATGCAAAACCTAACTGAAGATTTTTATTTACCAGTTAGAGGTGGTGATAGTGGAACATCTATTGATAATCTTTCAGGTTTAGAATATTCTAGTATAGATGATATTGATTACTTAAAAAATAAATTATTTGCAGCTCTAAAGATTCCAAAAGCTTATTTAGGTTATGAAGAACAAGTAGGTGGTAAGGCAACTTTAGCTGCAGAAGATGTAAGATTTGCAAGAACGATAGAAAGAATACAAAGAACAGTAGTATCAGAATTAACTAAAATTGCAATTGTACATTTATATGCACAAGGTGTAACAGATTCAGAAATGACTAACTTTGAATTACAATTAGTAAATCCATCATTTATTTATGAACAAGAAAAAATAAATCTATGGTCAGAAAAAGTTAGATTGGCACAAGATGTTACTGGATTAAATATGTTATCTAAAGAGTGGGTATATGCTAATATATTTAAATTATCAGATGGCGAGCAAGATGAACAAAGAGTAAAAATGTTAGATGATTTAAAAGATAGATTTAGATTCCGTTCTATTGAAGATGAGGGTAATGACCCTGCAACTGAAGATGAAGAACCAGATGATATTGAAGAATCTTTAGAAAAACTAAAACAAGAAATTAAAGATAAAGGTGGTAGACCAAGAGAAGGTGGAACTTATGGAAAAGATAAATCTCCATTTGGTAGAGACCCATTAGGTGATAAAGAAAGAAGAGGTGCTAGAAAGAACACAACTTCCGAAGAAAAGGCAACACAATATATTAGTGGAATCGCCTCAAAACGAAAATATTTAAACGAAATTAAAGATATGTTAGATGAGGATAATATCCTCAAAGATACAGAAAATTAATTAATCTTATATAATTTTATATTTATATTAGGGAAATTTACTATATCATAATAGGAAAAAATAACGATGAAAAAAATAAAACATTCAAAATTTAAGAATACTGGATTTCTTTTTGAGCTTTTAACTAGACAGATTACACTTGAAATACTCAATGGTAGTGAAGAAAAAGCAAAAGAAATAATTAAAGAATTCTATGGTAAAGGTACTGAAATGTCTAAAGAATTAAGACTATTCAACCTTTTAATAAATGAAAAATATAATACAGAATCAAAAGCTGAAAAGTTTATTGATGTTGTATTAGAAGCACATACAAAAATAAATTATAACACTCTTCAACGAGAAAAATATAACCTTATCAAATCTATTAAAGAAAATTTTGAAATTAATAATTTTTTATCTTCCCCGGTAACAAACTACAAAATTTTAGCTTCAATACATAAATTGTTTGAAGGTAAAAAAAATGATATCCTTGATGTAAAAGACGTATTCGATTCTAAAATAACTATTGTAGAACACATTTCATCTAATTCCCAAATTACATTAAAAGTAAAAGAAGATAAGTTAGTAGAAGAATATAGAAAACAAGAGAAAGACCTAAGGTTATTGACATATAAGATTCTTGTTGAAACTTTTAACAAAAAATATACTAATTTAAATGATTCACAAAAAGGATTATTAAAAGAGTATATTAATAATGTTACTAACACATCAAAGTTCAACGACTATTTTCAATCTGAATTAATCAAAACGATTACCGAATTACATTCAATGTATAAGAGTATGAAGGATAAGATTACAAAAATAAAGTTGAGAGAAACTATTAACGTTTTGAAAAAACAGAAAATTGGTAAAAAAATTACCGATGACCAAGTTTCAGCTTTAATGATGTCTTATGAATTGGTTAAGGAGATAAAAAATGTCAATAGAAAAAAATCTTAATAAATTTTTAGAAGAACTTATCCAAGAAGTTGAAAAAGAATTGGATGAGGCAACTGCAACAGGCAATGTAGCTGGGTATAATGTACCTGGTGCTTTCTCTGATGGTGGTGCTAAGGATAAAAAACGTAAGAAAAAGATATCAACTCAATTTGGTATGAAGATAGTTGGTAAAATGGATGAAGATTTAAACGAAGCAATGAAACCATCACAAATTCGTTCAGCAATCTCAAAGGTTAAAAAACAACTAATGAGAAAGTGGAAACAAAAAGGTGGATACGAAAACTTCGGTCAAAAAGAATTAGATAAAATGAAATCTAAGTTTGATTACAATCCTTATGGTTCACCAGATGAAAGACAAATTTCAAAAATGTTAGATGGATTCGATAATTGGGCAATGAACTA